GGGAACTTCGCACCAAAATTAGGATGAACTTTGATAACAGTGTGAAAAATGCACAGAGAGTTATCAGAGTGTGTCAAACTATAGTTGCTCCAACCGTGGTTCGTGCGGGTATTCCTCCCCCACCACCTCCTCCTCCACCACCACCCCAACGGCGACCGGTCGTAAACGCTCGACGCGCTAAACTCATGGCTGAACTGAAAAATGTCCTCAAAAAGAAGGGAATGGTGGCCTAAATTATACTTTCGTGACAACCATTGATTTGATGCTGGTACACTTTTGGTCTGATGGACCACCTAGGGTTATTTTTGTACCACCCTTGTCTTTCTCTGAATATGTAACGGCTTTAAAACCTTTTGGTACGATGATAGATTTGAATCCCGTGGTAATCTCCACATCAGCTTCTTCGAAATCATCTCCTTCCCCTATTTTCATCTCAATTTCATCCTTATAATCACATTCCATGAACATAGTGACATAAGGTGCAGCCTTCTTCTCAGCTATAAATTCTTTCTTAGCCGTCTTCTCCTGTTCTTGTTTGAACATAAAAAATCCACCCCCAACTGAACCGAGTAGGGATGACATGGCACAAACCATTAAGGCTATCTCAGCCATATTACATTAATCATACAAAATTAATCCCAAAACGTTTCTTCATGAATTTCTCAACACCTTGAAACGTAGGAAAACTCCAGAGGTACCAACGGGACCAAAAACCGGCCCCGCTGATACCGCTCATCTTCCAATTCTCTTTGTCGCTCCGATCGACATTTAACATTTTTGTTTGGATCTTCTTGGGATCTCGTTCTTCTATGGTTTGTCTGGGTACATGACCCCCATGACGCAACACATAGGAACGCATACGTGAAGGATTCTTGTGTTTGGTGTAGTCGGAATATCCACTGGCACCAAAGTCAACAGTCCTGCCGTCTTCTAAGACAGCCCTGAACTTCTTTTTAGGGTTAGGGCTACGAATAATTTTGACGCGCATACTTATATTTTACTGAGATTTTTTAGTTGCCGCAGCAGCTGTAGTGCTCCTTCTTATGACCCATCATCTCAGTCTTGCCGAGGAAGAAGAGCTTTTCGGGGCCACGCTGGACACGGTACATGTGGTCATACATGTGGAGGAGGCCAACGGTCAGCGCAAGGCTGGCAACGACGACACCGTTCATCTTACGCGCGGTGAAGGCATAGGCAGCGATGAGACCGACGAGCACCATCTGGACGATGGTAAGCTGGGGGAGAGCGGGCATAGAGAAGCGGGACTCGGTGGTCGCGACCTCCTCAGTGGGCTTGGGCTCGGCATACATGGACTTGGGGTATCCGGGCATTTTTATTATCTACTGAGAAAATAATGTGGCGGTTTATGTTTGTGCCCATACTGATGGTACTGTATGATTATGTAAAACCACCTATAGACAACCTCTATTTTTCAAATCTACATCGACCACTCCTTGGTATACAAAATACATTCAGGGAAATTGTTAAATGTCTGCCAGAGTATCATGTAAAGAATTATCCAGGTCTTCTTCTACTGAAACTTCATTATCCCAAGTTACGCGAAGAGTTTGAAAAGGTTTCACCGACTCTAGAAAAGACGTGGTACCACGATGCTAATCCGTGGTTTGAAAAGAATGATGGGTACTATTTTTATAAAGCTGAACAATTTCCACTCCTAAATAGTCTCATTCGTCAAATACCATGTATATATAGAGAGGGTGCTTCATTTGCTGTCATAGAGGGTCCCATGGTCTTACATCCACATCGTGCTGAATCAAATGAACTCCTACGATACCAGTTGACTATACACGGTGATGGGGATTGTAGCCTGTACACTGAGAATGGTAAACACGTACACAAAGAGGGTGAAGATATCCTCTTTGACCACGCGAGATATCATGAACTGGCGAAAACCGGGGACGGTCGAAGGGTTGTACTCATCTTGGATATTCACAGGTGATTGAGACACACTGCTTCATACATATCACTCCCACCGATAAGTTCTAGGGTTTTGTCGTTGACAATCCTCTTGGTAAAGGGACCCGGTGTTCCATCTTTACAATGCATACACAGTGCTGAAAGTTTAGTTACGTCACTTGCGAGAGGGATACAGTCGATGAGTTCACCAAACTTTCTTTGAAAACAGTCTCCATCAAGACCTGCGATAATAATCGATTTTTCTAGGTATAAACACATTTCTATAAATTTTTTGAGTCTGGGAAAGAATTGTGCTTCATCTATGGCTATGATATCAGCCCGTTCAAATTCATCCGTATCGATGATATCAAATAGGTCATACACTTTGTGGCAATTAAACTTAACATTGTCATGCGTTTTCAAAACTTCTTCAGGTGATCTGGTATCTTTCGCTGAGTTGACAATCATGACTTCCTTACCAATGACTTTTAGACGCTTAAGTCGACGGATAAGTTCGGATGTTTTACCGGAAAACATATTCCCCATAATAATCGAAACTCCCATCTCAACTAATTATTATAATATTGTATTTTTTATATGGGTGAACTTCACAAGGCTTCCTTCAATGGGCACACAGGATACTACAATCCTAGGACAGGTCGTGTCAGGTTTGGAAAATGCATCTATCCCAATATCGCTTCGGCTATAAAATATCTCAAGACAAAGTAAGATGAACAGATTTGTCAATTCTACAGCTCTTACTGTGTCATTATCTTATATCCTAACAAATATCCAGAACCGTTCAAATTTTAGAAAGGAATACGTCATACCACTTATAGCTCTTTTAATGACAAAATATATTGTTGGTGATTTCGACACGGGTTATACCTGGACATTGAATGATATTATTTTCGTTTCGTATGTTTTATTACTATCATATGCGGTAGTAAGATTTTCTAAGTAAAAGGTAAGATGCCTCTCACCGATGCTCAAATTGCTCGAAAAGTTGGGCAACTGCGTAGAACAGAAGGTCAAATCTATGCACCCCTCAAATACTTCAGGGGGCTTGGGACTCTCAAGGAGGTTGAAACTCGTTACAAGAAGATGCTCAAAAAAGACTACACCAAGTTTAGAACAGACGAAGGACGAAAGACGAAGACTTCCTCCTACACCCAAAAGTTCAGGAAAAGGTACGGCTCAGATGTCAAGTCGTTGCCAGATATTGCTAAGGCTACTGGCATTCCTCTAAAGACTGTGAAGACCATCTACAACAGGGGACTCGCTGCGTGGAGAACCGGGCATCGTCCGGGAGCCTCTCCACAAGCGTGGGGGTATGCTAGGGTCCATAGTTTTGCCACTAAGGGGAAGACTTATTATACGGCTGATAAGGATTTAAGATAATTAAACCTATTTTCCGGAGCCCGCTGTTGAGGGCGGAGAGGACGTCGATTATCTATCCATAAATTATCAATGATTCGTGATAGTTTTATTTCTGGATTTGCTTGATTTCGTAGTAATATCGAAAATCTCTTTGAATCACTTTTATTATTCATGTTATAAAAACCAAGCTTTGAATACCACTTATCGGAATGCTCGTCATCAGAGCGAACGGTAATTGTATAGTTATTAATGTTCATGGAATTTAAAAAATTCCACATTTTAGTTCCATAACCTTTTCTTTTTCGAGATTTATCCACAAGTATAAACGCTATCTCAATTTCTTCCTCTTCATCCTCAATACAGTATGATAAAAATCCTACAGGTTTACGTGTTTCTAGAGGTCCAACTTCATACATTAACAGACAGTGGTGATTAGGACGGTTTTTGTGAAGTCTTGATTCATATTCCAATCGGAGTTTGTTACGCCACGGCAAATAGATAGGATCACTTGATATTTTTGCTGCCATATCTGGATCCATCCCATGTGATAACATATGTTCGACTATATTTTTCAGCAACATATCGTTATCATCACATATAAAGGTACAAATATCATCAACATGGAAATTGTTGTGTACACTTAGATACTCTATATCTTTCATGTGTGTATCATTGTGAAAATCCACAACAACAATTTCTGTGATAGAATTGGTAACATCAGTCATTTGTAATTACTAAAGCTTTATCTTTATGTTTATGTATGATCAGCCAACAAAATTCTGCGTTAAATACAAGATGGTTCACCTAGACCGAATACACGAAGAAATTCGTGTTTTAAACATAAAAGACGAAACCTTACTATCGTTTCGTGTTTTTGAGAATTTCAATAAAAGACTGGATCATTTTAAGACGATAAAGTTGGGTATGTTCCCGGACCGCCTTAAATTGACTGAGGAAGAAGAGGAAGAAAAGCGATATATTGATACATATTTCAAAACCTTAGGGGAGTTGTTTCCAGAATTAGAGGCTAAATGGCGGAGGAGATATTGTTAAAGAGCTTCTCATGAACCAAAAAAATGTCAGAGTATATTATGTATGAACACAATACTTTTTGTGATAATTTGTGTCATCTTATACGAGTTGATAAAACTGAATAATGATATAGCTAAAATCGCACTCATCATTGCATTAGCATTGA